CCGTTTTTTTTATATAGTGGAGGAGGTGGGGGCTTTTGCGGCCCCCCTGTGGTTACTGATTTAATAACTGTATTATCGCGATTGCTAGTTGGATAAACGCGGTTATTATCGGTAGCCACTTTTTTATTATCTTCCTTAACTTCTTCAACGGCTTCACCTCCTTCCCTATGTCTATATTATAACACGTTTCCGTGTTGTAAACAAGCATTTATTTATACTTTTACAAACAAAAATAGAGCCTACCAACGTAGATTTAATCTAGGTTAGTAGGCTCTTTTATTTATAGTTGCGTGTATCCACCATTACACGCTATGGAGATGTATGGATCACTTCCTTAATGTATGAACGCTACCCCTATAATTGCACCGCCACCAAATACTTGAGATAAGTTGCGTTGCATTCGTAACCGTTTAATGGTTTTCTTGTCGTTCTCTACTTTGTTCTTCAATTCGTCTAAAGAGTTCTGCATTTCGTTCAAGGTAACTTCTTGCTTCACTAAGTCCGCTTTGGCTTTGTTCAATTCGCTCTCCAATTTGTTGATTGTATTGTGTGCTTCGTTCAATTCTTCCCTTTGCTTCACGGCTATAGTCCGCACTTCGTTCAATGGAACGTTGGATACTTCGATTAAGTTCAGTGCTTTCTCGTTGTTTTTCTTGAGCTCGTTCCACTGCGTTAAGGGTACGCTGATAGTCGGTTCCGCTTGGTTGGTAGAAGATGTATCCGATGCAAAGGCAGATGATGAGCCCAATACCACCGATAATAATATAGCGGTAAGTAGGGTTATCAAATAATACTTTGATTTTGTCATACATTATACCCCTCCTACATAATCTGTGATACCTCGTGCAATAGCTCGCACAATAGTGTCTAAATCATTAGTTAGCATAGCATGGTCTTCTTCGTTATCGATGAAGGCCATTTCAACTAATACAGCAGTTGCATCTGTACCATTTAGCACCCAAAGGTCATCACGTTTTTTAACACCACGATCAACTGTATTAATGCTTCTGATGATTTGGCTTTGAATGTCGTTTGCTAATCGTTGCCCATTAAAAGACTTGTACAAAGTTTCTGTACCTCGAGCTTGCGTATTAAAAGCGTTGCAGTGAAGAGATACAAAGATATCTGCGCCCCAAGAATTAGATTCAGAACATACTAGACCTAAATCATCATCTTGTAGAGTACGAACTTCACATCCTGCTGTTTCCAAATAGCGTGCCAACATCTTACCTGCATCACGAGCTACGTCGCACTCACGAGTACCATGTACAGGATTGACTGCGCCACTATCTAAATTAATATCGTGGCCTGGATTAATAAATACTTTCATTTCTTATCCTCCGTTTCTAATTTATCTGGTATTCCGTTTCCGTCCTTATCAATCCACAATGCAAGGAAGCCTACAAGTGCAGTTAGAACAGACGGTATGAATATATGATCTATGATATTTATCCCTACACTAATCATCTTATTAGCATCATCAGATACATAACCGCTAATAAAAGCCATTATGTACTCAACCACTACTAATAAAATAGGCACTAGCATGGTTAGTACTAGTACCCTTGTTGCAAGAACTCCTGTAGGGTGGATGTTAGCCACCCTCACAGATTGATATGATTTTTTTATTGAATTAATGAGCTTTGGAGGTATGTTCATGTAATTCCTCCTTTATATCGCTCACTTTAGTTTCTAATGCCTCTAATTTGGCAGTCAACATTACTTGCTTCCCCTCTGCTTTAATTCTTTCTGCGCGCGATAACTTAATCTCGTCTTTTAGGTCTTTAAGTGTATCCGTCAATACACCCCATTTCTCTTGAAAGACTAAATTATCTTGAACTCTCTGTAAATCTAATTTTTCGAGCAAAGGAATAACCAACACTTTATAGCCTAAGCCGGCAACAATACCGACTATAGAGAGCGTTGTTAAAATGTCATTCAACTCAAATTGCCAAGTCCACATTATTTACCCCTTTCTTATAGTGTTACCTCTATTAATTTTGTATACATCAACTTCATTCTTGAGTTATAGAACTTGATTATTGTATTTTCTGTGGTAGACGGCAAAGGAACGGATATATGGCTCATACTCATATATTGAATTTCACCGTCATTAATTTGGAATGGCAAGGTTACTGCATATTGAATATTTATTTTACCTTCGTTCACTGTGATATATGGCTCAGGAATACTCTCATCGCCTATTAAGTAAATAGTTGTGCTATCTCTTTGTGCTTCAAAATATTCAAGCAGAATACCTTCAAGACTATCGCTTTTCACTAATACATTATTATCTAATAATAGTTCTTTAATTTTAGCAACTGTTTCAAGGTTTACATTATCGCCTTGAGGCCCTTTACGGCCACGCTCACCAGTCTCCCCTTTTTCTCCTCGTTCACCTTTCAAGGCAGCTAACTGCTCTTGGGTAAAATCAGTGTACTTAAAAGGCTCGCCTTTAGGACCTGGTTCTCCATTTTCACCAGTATCACCTTTAGGACCTTTGAGTAATTCCAGTTGTTCGGAAGTAAAATCAGAATATTTAAAAGGCTCACCTTTAGGGCCTGGAATACCTTGTTCGCCTTTATCGCCTTTTTCTCCTTTTAACTCAAGCTTTTGCGCTTCTGTTAAATCGTCAAAATGGAAAGGTTCGCCTTTCGGTCCTTGCTCGCCATCTTCACCTTTAGGACCAGGGTCGCCTTTTGGCCCTTGCAATTTAATAATTTGAGTTGCATCTTTAACGTTGACTTTATCTTCCGTTCCCATATAAATATTAATTGTATTTTCACTCATTTTATTTACCTCGATTACTAACACCTTCAAGAATAGTTAATTGCCCTTTAACAAGGCATTTAATAGGGCGGCTACCTGCCCAAATAAATAAGTCCCATGCATACCTACCAGCATGTAGTTCGTTTGTATCCAAAGAAAGGATAATTCTACAGCTTTCATCGGCCGTTAAATTATCCTTTGATACTTCAATATTGAATTTAGCTCTATACTGCTCGTCTTGGGCAAACTTTCTCACGCACGAAAACAAATCCTCAGCCTCTACTGTGCCATTGTATCCGATAGTCAGCGTAATAAACTCTCCCTTAATAGCAGATAGATTATGCTTGACTGGTGTCATCATCTTCACCTGCTTCTAGTTCCATTAGATCATTATGGATACATCCTTCAGTTGGGCATGTTCCGTCATCGTTAAGCACTTCCCAGCAGTACTCACAAAATTCCATAACTGGTACTTTGCTTTCGCCGATAAATTTAGGCATATTACTGCACCTCCTTAATACGAGTTACCATTTCGGTATTTAACTTGATATATTGTGTGCTAATGGCTGCAGTAGGTTTACCCATTAATAACAATCTACGTTGCGCTTCTTCTAATGATTTAAAACGAGGTTCGTATTCAGATTTAATAGCGTTAATCTTATCTTCCTTTGTTGGAACATACGGATCAGGCGCAAAAAATTTTCCGTCTACATACACTTTACCGCTCATAAATTCATCGAGCATGTTATCGCCGGCTTCGGAGTAAATATAATTAGCAGCATCCGGCCATTCCTGTTTAGCAGTTGCTAGTAATTCATCTTTGCTAATCATATTATCAACAAAAGATGTAATGCGTTCACCTTGTTCATTTAATACAAATACATATTGATTCATTTCTTTATACCCCCATAGCAATTACGCGATACTTGCCAATATATCTACTGTCAGTATTGTCAATCGTCATATAGTTTGGTGCATCCGACCACGTAGCAATTCCACTAAGATTAACAACCGATTGGTCGCCATTAGCTATTGCGATATAGTTTGTTGTCTTAAATGAAATCGGAAAATTAAATGTCGCTCCACCGGCACCATGGTCTGACTGTGTAATTCCCCATTGAACAATGAAGCCGTTTGCAAATTTCACATATCCATTAACACTATCCAGTTTCGATGCTACGATAGCACCTTGACCTAACAGGCTTTTAAGTGTACCTAAGTTAAGCACTTTATTAATATCGCTATCGTTATAATTAGAAGTAATAAAGTTAAT